TATTCTATATGATCAACAATACCCTGAACGAAGATTATATTTAGCTGTTATTCTTCAGGCTTTGCTTGATGCTACTAATTCAAATATAAAAGGATTAGTAAATAATAATAAAGCAAAGGCTTGGTTTTTCTGTAGTGTGGGTGTGACGTGTGATAATTTTGAATTTGTATGTGATCAGGCTGGAGTTGAACCGGGATACGTAAGAAGTTTTGCATATGAAGTTATTAATTCCAACAAACAGGGATCATTTAGATATCATATTTATAGAATGTTATCAGAGGATAAGGAATAGGAGAAGCTACTATGTCAATCAGAGATTATCAAGTAGGTGGTGATCATTATAAGAAACTACAGATTCAACCAGTTGAATATATTTATGCGAATGAACTTGACTTCTTTGAAGGAAATATAGTAAAGTATGTAACCCGTCATCGCACCAAAGGTGAAGGGGCAAAGGACATTAAGAAGATTATTCACTATGCACAAATGATACTGGAACTTAGATATGGGGAGAACGTGGATGAGCCTACCGACTGAGTATCAATCTTTTATATATCTCTCTCGCTATTCAAGATGGATAGAAGAGGAGGGACGTAGAGAAACATGGCATGAAACTGTAATTAGATTAATAGATTTCTTCCGTAATCATGTGGAGCATAACCTTGGTGTTAAGAATCAGCTTGATCACAAGGATTGGAATATGATCACGAACTCCATCCTGTCACTTGAGGTAATGCCAAGCATGAGATCATTGATGACTGCTGGACCAGCCTTGGAACGAGAGAACATAGCTGGATACAACTGCTCGTATATACCTGTGGACAATCCTAAATCTTTTGATGAGATACTCTACATACTAATGAATGGCACAGGAGTCGGCTTCTCTGTGGAGAGACAATACGTTAATCAACTACCGACCATTCCTGATGTGGAATTTGAAAGAACCGATGACGTAATAAGCATAGCTGATTCAAAAGAAGGATGGGCAAGAGCCTTCAAGGATTTAGTATCCTATCTCTACACCAATCGTATTCCCAAGATAGACGTTAGTAAGATACGTCCTGCTGGATCAAGGTTGAAAACATTTGGTGGTAGAGCCAGTGGACCACAACCATTGGTTGACTTGTTTGACTTTACCATACGTAAGTTTGAGGAGAGTAGGGGCAGGAAGTTAAGCTCTATCGAATGCCATGACATCGTATGTAAGATTGGAGAGGTTGTAGTTGTTGGTGGTGTACGTAGATCAGCTCTTATATCTTTATCTAATCTATCGGATGATCGTATGAGGTCGGCCAAGTCTGGTGCATGGCACGTAACAAATCCAGAGAGGGCTTTGGCTAACAACTCTGCTGTCTATACAGATCGTCCTGATACTGGTGTCTTCATGAACGAGTGGCAGTCTTTATATGAGAGCAAGAGTGGTGAACGTGGTATCTTCAATCGTAAGTCTGCACAAGAGAAGGCAGCACAGAATGGCCGTAGAATATCTGACATAGACTTTGGAACCAATCCCTGCTCAGAAATAATACTACGACCTAATCAGTTCTGTAACTTAACAGAGGTTGTGTGCAGACCATACGATGATAAAAATACCTTGGCTCGTAAAGTAAGAGTAGCCACATTGCTTGGCACTATACAAGCTACTCTCACTAACTTTGGATACCTGAGAAAGAGATGGAGAGATAACACAGAAGAGGAACGTCTACTTGGTGTGTCTCTGACAGGGATCATGGACTGCAAGCTGCTTAATAGTTCCTTCCAACGTCTGAACTACTCTGCAAAGATTCCCTACTTGGATGATACACTAAGTTATCTACGTAATACTGCTATATCTACGAATAAGAAATGGAGTGAGAAGCTCGGTATAAATCCATCGACTGCCATCACCTGTGTCAAACCTTCTGGTACTGTATCTCAGTTGGTGGATAGTGCCAGTGGAATACACACACGACATGCTCCTTATTATATTCGTACTGTCAGAGCAGATGTTAGAGATCCTCTTACGATTTTCATGAAGGAACATGGTATTCCCAATGAGCCTGACGTGATGAATCCAGAGCATACCACAGTCTTTTCTTTTCCCATTGCGGCAGATCCTAAATCTAAATTTAGAAATGATTTGAATGCTATACAGCAACTGGAAATATGGAAGACGTATGCTCAAGCTTGGTGTGAACACAAGCCAAGTGTAACTGTATCTGTTAAAGAGGATGAATGGATAGAGGTAGGAGCTTGGTGCTGGAAGAACTTTGATCACCTGTCTGGTGTGTCCTTCCTTCCCTATTCAGATCATACTTATAAGCAAGCTCCCTATCAAGAGATTTCCAAAGAAGAATACGGAAAGGTTAGGAAGATGATGCCAAAGAAAGCTATTGATTGGACACAGTTGAAAGACTTTGAGAAAGAAGACAACACAACAGGATCACAGGAATTGGCCTGTACTGGTGGTGTCTGTGAATTGGTGGACATAACATGAAGGAAGGAAAGATATGGGGAACTACAACTGACCTGTTGAAAAGCCCTACAGTTGAGGTACATTTTATAGAGATCAAACCACGTACATTCTGCTCCTTACATAAGCATCAGACTAAGTTTAATGCCTTCTATCTTATCTCTGGTAAATTAAAAATAGAAAGATGGAAGAATGATTATGACCTAGTAGATACTACTATCTTATACCCCGGTGATTTTACCGTAGTTCCACCGGGAGAATACCATAAGTTTAGTAGCTTGGACGATTGTAGTACAGGCTTGGAAATATACTGGAGTGAGCTTGACCATAATGATATAGTAAGAAAAGGTTCAGGAGGTATGGAAGAAAGTTCTTGACATAGAGCTATTTATGTGAGATAATATACTTGGGATGCCATAATGGGTTCCAAACAAAGGAGAAATGATATGAGATCGAATGAATTATATACTACGATGTGGCCTAGATTTGCTATTGGTTATGACAGACTTCTGGATCATCTGGTAGATTTTCCATCCCCTGCTAGTGGAGGAGATGGTGGTGGTTATCCTCCATATGATATTGTCAAATCTGGTGAGGACATGTACTGCATAGAGATGGCTCTGGCAGGTTTCACCAAGGAGGAGATCAAGGTTGAGGTTAAAGAAAATAACTTAACCGTGGAAGGAGATTTAAGTGGTAGACACGATAACTCTGACTATGTTCACAAGGGAATTGCCAGACGAGCATTCCAAAGGAAGTTCATAATCAACGACACGATAGAAGTTGAAGGAGCTGAACTAACCGATGGAGTTCTTCATATTAGCTTAAAGCAGAATATTCCTGAAGAGCAAAGGCCAAAGTTAATAACGATTAACTAAGGAGACTTTATGAATACAGTCTATATTGGCTATGATCCAAAGGAAGACATGGCTTACGAAGTATTGAAGTTCTCATTGGAACGTATCGCATCGAAACCAGTGAGAGTAGTACCTATTAAAAGAGATGTAGTTAAACGTATGGGACTGTATCGTAGAGAGTACACGACGATGGACGGTCAAGACTATGACACCATAGATGGCCGTCCATTTTCCAGTGAGTTTTCCTTTACCAGATTTCTTGTACCCTTTCTAAATATGTTTGAAGGTAAAGCTCTGTACATGGATAGTGACATGTACATGAGAACAGATGTGACAGAACTGTTTGAATTGTGTGACATGAACTATTATCCTTTATGGTGCACACATCACCACTACGAACCAAAGATGGGAAGTAAGATGGATAATAAAATACAGGAACCCTACCGTAGAAAGAATTGGTCTAGTCTTATAATGTTTAATTGTTCTCATGATGCTCACAAACGTCTAACTTTAAATGATGTTAATACTAGATCAGGTAGATGGCTACATGGTTTTGAGTGGTTGCCTGATAAAGAAGCAGACATAGGAAAGATACCAGAGGATTGGAATTGGTTGGATGGACACTCAGATCCTGATCTTGAAGCTAAGAATGTACACTTCACCACAGGTGGTCCTTGGTTTGAGAACTGGCACTGCAGAGGAAAGATAGATGCAAAGTATGCAGTAGAATGGACCAATGATGCACGATGGTTACAAGCTAATGGTATGGTAGATGGAGAAGTAGATTATCTTATAAGAACAAAGAAAAAAAGTACTCCAAATGATATTATATTTATGGAATAATAAGGATAATAAATGACAAAACTAAACGTAGTAACAGCCTTCAACGAAAATTCTCTCAAAGATCACGCACATCAGATGTTTGATAGAGTTGATAAGTTCTGGCATCCAGATATTAAGTTATCTGCTTATCATTTCGATTGTGCTTTAGAAGCCTATTCGCTTCCATCCAGCATAACATATAAGAATTTAGAAGATCTGGAAGAGTTTAATGAGTTTCGTTCTACCATGAATGTTCACAATGGTACAGAGAATGGCACCATTGAATACAATTGGAGAATAGATACATTACTAACAGCCCCAAAAGTATTTTCCCTTACGGAAGAAGCTTTTAAAATAGCAGAAAAAACTAAAGAAGGTGGATGGTTACTTTGGCTGAACACAAATGTAATTCCTATTGACAAAATAACGTCAGATTTTGTGCATGATTTTCTACCTGAAGGTGCAGATATAGTACATCTCAGTGGTGATTCTATGGAGAGTACTCCAGATCAATATAGCAATCCTTGCTTTATGGCCTTTAATCTTAATCATCAGGCTCCATTAGATATTCTTGGTGACTATCGTGGTGCTTATGAGAGTGGTGAAGTTCTATCTTATAGAGAATGGCACGAGTCTTTTATATTTGAAAGGCTATTAAATATATACAGAGCACATGGTATGAGAGTACACTCTCTTACTCCATCCAATACCAAGAAAGGTATAAAGTCAACACCCTTTAATAAACACTTTAAAAATTTAGAGGAAGATAACAGATCACTAAGAGATAGTGAAGGCAATAGAGTATTTCCCTTATCTACAGAAGCTGTTCCTCCTGACATTAGACCCAATAGAACTAAGACATTGGCTGACGTTATTAGATTTTATAAACCAGAATCATTTGTTGAAACTGGTACATGGAATGGTGGACGTGCAATAGAGATGTCCTTAACTGCATTTGAAAATGTAGATAAAGTAACTTATACTGGATATGATCTCTTTGAAGACGGTACTTCTGATCTTGATGAAGAAGAGTTTAATTTAAAACCACATGTTACCAAAGCTGCTGTTGAAAAAAGACTTACAGAATTTAAAAATAAGATGTGGGAGGATAAGAAGAAGACCTTTAATTTTAAACTTATTAAGGGCAACACTAGAAATGTATTAGAGAAAGACAACCCAGATTTTGCCATGATTGGTGGTGGTAATAGTATTATCACCGCACAAAATGATTATGAAAAGTTAAAGGCTGCTCGTATTGTTGTTGTTGATAATTATTTTAGTCCAGATTCAGATAATAAAGGTCCACCTAAAAAATAATGTGGAGTCAATGTCTTAGTAAAAAATCTGGAAGATATAAAACGTATCGTTCTCCCTTCTTCTGATCCTGTGAAGAATGGAGGAATTACACATCTATCTTTGATATATAATGAAAAGGTAGTTCCTCCATTACCAGAGGAGATTCTTAATGTTCCTATTGTAGTACACCCAAGAGATTGTGTGGATAAGGAATATATACAGGCTAATATAAAAGAGAATATGAATTTAATCAACAAGGACAAATTTCTTGGGAAGTGTAGACCAAATGAAGGAGATGTTATTGTTATTTCAGGTGGGCATTCCACTGATTATTCCAAAGTAAGAGAACTTTTAAAAGAAAACCCAGAGTCTAAAATAATATGTGTGAAGCATTCTTACCCACACCTATTGGCTAATGGTATTAAACCTTGGGCATGTGTTGTACTAGATCCAAGATCAATTGAAGGAGAAAGTACACATGGTATTATACGGAAAGATCTATTTAAAACTGTTGATCCGAGTACAAAGTTCTTTGTAGCCTCTATGACCGATCCTTCTGTAACTAAGTATCTTATTGAAAAGAAAGCTAATATTTATGGATGGCATGCCTTTACCGAATCTCTTAGAAATGAATCGGAAAGAGAACAAGAAATAAAAAATCAAAAGATTACAGTTATGGAAGATCTTGGTATACCAGAGGGAGCTACTCTCATAACAGGTGGTACATGTGCAGCCATGAGAGTACTTGGCATAATGCACACAATGGGTTTTAGAAAGTTCCATCTATTTGGTTTTGATTCTTCCCTTAAAGATGAACCTACAGAGGAACAGAGAAAAGAAACTACAGGATCTGAAGATGAAGAACCAAAGCCAAAGTACTTACAAGTTAATGTACGTGGAGAAAACTTCTGGACTACTGGTGAGTTACTTGCTATGGCACAGGATTGTGAGAGAGTATTTAATGATTCCTCCATGAATCTTAATATAAATTTACATGGTAAAAATACATTAGTCAGTGCTCTTTGGAGACTTCATTTAGATGAAAGAAAGATCCCAGATTTTAAAGATGTATTCAGTGATTAATCCATCAGAAGAGTATAATGAGTTAGTAGAAGAATATAAGAGATTACATAAAGATTCTACTATATTCCCCGGTAAGAGTATAACAAAGTATGCTCATTATATTAGATCAATTATACGAGACAATAAATGTCAGACACTTCTTGATTATGGTTCTGGTAAAGGTACTCTATATACAGAGGAACCTAATAAACTAGGTAAACCTCTTCATAAATTCTTGAAGATAAAGGATTATACATTATATGATCCCGGTCTTGAAGAGTTTTCGAAGCTACCTATAGATACATATGATATCGTTATATGTGTGGATGTAATGGAACATCTTCCTGAACAAGATTTAGAATGGATTATAGATCGTATAATGTCCTTTGGAAACAAAGCTATATTCTTAAACATAGCTTGTTATGAAGCATTAAAGAAATTTCCCAACGGTAAGAATGTGCATATAACTGTACATGAACCAGAATGGTGGGTTGATTTGATTAATAAAATATGGTATGATAAACATAAAGAAAGACTTAATATTTATGCAGCCTTTGAAGAAGTGGAGGATAGATTTGTATCTACTGGAGTATTTAAAACACATGTCAACTATCGGAAGCGTCTGAGTATGAGAGAAAAATTTGAAGATGCTACGGGTATACCTTGATTAAACACATATTTTATACAGGGATTAAACAATTTAAACGTATTGATTGGGAATATATCTTTACATTACTAGTTGCTAGTGTTGTGTTTGGATTTTTCCTGTCAGAACTTTATTTTCAATAGGAGGATAACATGGCTTTATTTGGACTAGCGGAAGCTGTAGTAGGAGTAGTAGATAATGTTCTGGACAAGTTCGTAGAGGATAAAGATCTACGTGCCAAGCTTGACCATGAGCTAAAGACACAGGTACAACAAGCTAATCTTGGACAGATAGCAGTTAATCAGGAACAGGCAAGGCATCCCTCTATCTTTGTAGCTGGTGCTAGACCTGCCATCATGTGGATATGTGCCTTTGGCCTTGGATGGCAGTTCGTATTTCAGCCAGTATGTGCATGGGGTATGGCTATCTGGACTCCTTGGTTGGCTGTGCCTGTCTTACCAACAGAAGGATTGATGACCTTAACCTTGTCTCTACTTGGTCTAGGTGGTATGAGAAGCTTTGAGAAGTCTAAAGGAATACAAAGGAACAATCTCAACTAATGTCTTTAAATGTTGACACAAGCATACTCAGACCTACATACCAAGAAGCAGGACATATATACTGTATTGTAAATAAAAGTTATGAGGATTGGGTAAAGGTAGGGA